ATGCTACAAACTTAGTTGTAAAAAGCAATGAATTAATGATTGGAACTTTTTCAGATAACATCTGTAGAGAGGCTTCGGCTTTAAGTTTTACAATTGATACGCCATCAACTGATGTTTTAAGTTTATGTGCTGAGAGTGGATTAAGCGAGAGACTGATTCTATCTCGAGAATGTACAATGACTGCAACTTTAATTTTACAAAAACATGAGGCGCATTTATTTGATAGATTTATTAACAATGACACCATTTCAGTTATGGCCAATATGGGTCAAAAAGATTCAGCTGGTAATTGGGTTCCGGGAAAATGTGTTAATATCTATATGGCAAATGCAACATTAACTTCACACGTTGTTTCAGGCGATGAAATTATTCAACTTGAACTAAGCGCTAAAGGGTTTGTTGACAGCACTCGCAAGGATTGTTACATTAATTTTATCTAGTTTTAACAGTGGCTAGATACTTTCAAACATAATCTCCAACACGGTAATCTAAAAAGTTACCGTGTTTTGTTAACTTAAGGATTGGTTAATGATCGAAATTGAGAAATCTGAATTAGGTGAAATTCACTATAAATTGCCAGATGTAGACGACATGTTAATGCTTATGCATTTTATGGGATTAGAATCTGATAAACTTTCAGATGAAAATTACATGAGATCTAATCAATTTAAAGCCATTGCCGGTATAGTTAAAAATCTTGGTTACTTTGTAGTTAAAGTTGACTTAAAAGTTAATGAATTAATTATTAATAATTATGAAGATGCAAAAAAACATATGGCATGTATGAAAATGCTTATCTCTATTTCCGAGAGACTGCTATCTGCTTTAGACCTGGATTCTAAAAAAAAGCAACAATAAGAGATTATTATCTTTTAATTTCTAATAAAAAACCGATAGAATTTTTAAAGAGTATCAGTCAAGATAAGTATGATATTGCTTTAACACTTGCGCCTTTTTTCCAAAAGTATATGATGGTTAAAAAGGCACAGAGTTTGGGGATGAATACATCAATTAAAGATTTTGATGTTGAAACAATTAATATATTATATGAGATAGATACAATCGTTAAAGAGCAAGGAAGTTCTAATGGCGGAAAAAGAGGAAATCATCTTCGATCTGGTAACGGGAAAAGATGAGATTAATCCCTCGTTAAATAAAGCAAAAAAAACATCTTCTGAGATTGAAGATAACACTGGTGCCATATCTAAAGGTTTTGCCTTGGTGGGCGGTGCTGTATCTAAGGCATTTAGTGTTGTCTTCTCTATACCTTCAGCTATAGCTGGAATAGCTACGGCCGTGGGTTTTAAAGAAATAATTGATGTAGCAGTAGCGCAGGAAAATGCAGTTAATAGATTGAATAATCAATTACTCATTACTGGGGAATATACAAGATCTGTTTCACAGGACTTGCAAGATTTCGCCAATGCCATGGAAGATACGACTAAGTTTGGGGACGATGTTGTACTAAACCAACTAGCAATAGCGCAAGCTATTGGAGCTACCGCTAGTCAATCAAAACAAATTATAAAAACCGCAGCTGATTTAAGCGTTGCTCTTGGTGTAGATCTAGGAACAGCTACAGAACAATTATCTAAAACATTAAATGGAACAGTTGGGACGCTTGGAAAACTAGATCCATCACTAAAAAAATTAACAAAATCACAATTAGAATCAGGTGAAGCGGTTAGAATATTAGGTGAAAGATTTAAGGGGTTAGCTGAAGGTGAACTTCAATCCTTTAACGGTGTAACGGTTCAAACTACAAACAAATTTGAAGATTTCATAAAGGGTATTGGAAAAGCAGTAATTGAGAATCAAACATTAATTGAATCTTTAAAATTAATAGGTAAAGGATTTGATAATTTATTAATTCTAGTTAAGAAAAATGAGACACAGATATCTCAATTCGTAACAGATAGTATTTTGTTTATGGTTGATTCATTTGTTTTTGCCGCTAAAACAATATCTGGAACGCTTAAGGTCTTCTCTGTTCTAATTGATTTATTAAATGCAGTAAAAAATGTAATACTAGGTTCCACTATTGCGGTATTAGATTTCGCTTCATCGTTTACTCCATTAGCTGGGTTAATTAGTGGAATAGTTTCCAGTATATCTTTTGCTATATCTGGACTCGTGCAATTAGCAAGTGCTATTTTAAGTGTAGCTAGAGATAGTGATTTCATGCAGAAGAGCTTAAAAAAAGCAGGATTAGATATAGACTTTAGATCACTTGGTAATCAGCTAGATGAAGTGGATGTTAAATTAAAATCAATTATAGATAAAGATCCAAAAGAATTATCAAAAGATTTATCGGATTCATTAGCTAAATTTACTGAGAAATCAAATAAAACCATAGATAATTTTCAAGGCAGCATTATTGATGCCTCAAAAACAGTAGATGAAGTGGTGGTTGGCGCTGGTAAAATAGGTGACCAATTAAAAAATTTAAGTAAAAAACCAATAGTAATTAAAGCTCCAAAAATAAATACAAAGTCATTTAACCTAGATGAATTCTCTAGAGAATTTGGAGAAAAATTTAAAGAATTTTTAGCTACAGCTTTAGGTAAAACCCTTCAATCATTTACAACTAACCTAGCTCAAGGCGCAGCTGGCGCTAAAAATTTTGTAGTTGATGTTATATCAACTGGATTAGATGCTTTATTACCTGGCATTGGTCAAATTGCAAAACCAATCATAGATGTTCTAGCTCAAGGCCCAGCGAAAACTAAAGAGATGGTTGAATCATTTATTAAAGCTATTCCTGGTATAATAAATAATGTTGCAGCGGCTTTACCTGTACTGGTTACGACATTGGTAACAACTTTGGCCGATCAGGCAGATGAAATAATGATAGCTCTAGCGAACGCAACTCCAATTGTAGCAGTGGCATTGGCAGAGCAAGCCCCAAATATAGCACTAGCACTAGCGAAAGCAATGCCAGATGTAGCAATAGCATTTTTAAAAGCCATGATCCCAGGAGCTAATATTATCAGTGATAAATTAAGCTTAGGTGGGGATGGATTTTTATCTAAGGTTAAAGAGAGTGGTGGTGCTTTTTTTGAAAAAGTATATGAAAGCTCTATAGCTTTTTTTGAAAAAGTATTTCACATAGCTAGACATTTTTTTGAATCAGTTATCGATAGCGGTCGTCAATTCATCGATAGAATTATTAGCGGTGCTGGGCGTTTTGTTGAAGAATTAGTTAAAAAAATTGGAGAAAAACTAACAACTGGGGTAGGTGGAGCAGTTACAGGTGGTGGTATATTATCACCTGTTACAAATTTTGTAGGCGGAATTGGTAAGAAGCTAGGATTTGCCGATGGTGGGCAAGGTTTTATTAAATCAGTGCCTAGTGGATTTAATAACGACTCATTCCCAGCGTTTTTAACTAGTGGTGAATTAGTTGTGGATAGATCAACTGCTCAAGATTTAAGATCATTTCTTAATAATCAAAATTCTAATAATTCAAACATGGATTTAACTAACGCATTACTTAATAAATTATTGCAAGCGATTCAACAACCGTTAAGCGTTGATACAGACATCGTTATTGGTCAGGAATCAATAGCAAATGTAATTTTAAAATTAAATAGAAGTAATCAGAGGCTAGCATGACATCAACCAACTATATAAGATTCATGGATAATAATCATGCAGCATTAACAGGTGGGCAGATAACAGTTTCAAGTGAACTAGCTGCGTTTCCTTTTACCAATGCAATTAACCCTTTTCGTAGTAAGGTGTGGAAACCAAGCGGGCACTTCGAGATTACGGCAACTAATAATTTAGTCTATATTAACGATGGATCAAATAAAACTGCGACGATAGTTGTAGGTAGTTACGACACACCTGCTTTATTAAAAGCTCAAATTCAAACACAATTAAACACAGTATCATCTGGATGGACTGTTAATTATAATTCAGTAGCAGGTGAGTATAGATTCAGTTTTGCTCACGCAAGCGCACATACGATAAGATTATCTCAATCGACCAATGCTATTTGGGATACAATCGGTATGAATGGCGGTGTTGATGTAACAGTTTCTACTGAATACTTCGCAATAGAACAAAGAAATCACACGAGCGAATATGTTATTTTTGACCTTGGATACAATTCAGAAATTACATTTTTTGGATTAGTAGGGGCGCTAGGTGAAGCATTTTCAATATCTGAATCAGCTACCATTACATTAAAGGGAAATAATTTAAATGATTTTACATCACCCCCTTTAACTATTACTTTATCAGTTTCCCCTGGTGGTATACTAAAATTTTTAGATGATGCCGCAACAAATGGTTATCGTTTTTGGAAGTTTGAGTTTGAAGATATGTTGAATCCTTCAGGCCCAGAGGGTTTTAGTTTTGGGTATTTATATTTAGGAGACCACACTGTTTTAAGTAGAAATATATCAACTGGATTTCAAAAAACAATTAAAGATCCAAGTATAGCTAGTGAGTCAGAATCAGGCGCAATTTATTATGATAAGAAAATAAGATATACAATATTTAGTAATTCATCCATTAGTTATTTATCTAAAGACGATAGAGATACGATAGAGCAGTTGTTTTTTGACTACGGTACATTTACTCCATTCTTTATTTCAATTGATCCTGAGTTATGCATATCAAATGATCTATATGACTTAACAAAATATGTAACATTTCAAGAATCACCGACATTCACGCATATTAAAGGTGAATTATTTTCAATGAGTATTTCATTCAGAGAGGCGCAATAATATGGCATTTAAAGATTTTAGTGAATATAAATATGTAAAAACTTTTGATGCAAATGAAGAAATAAGAATGGGTGGATTTAAGGTTGTTAACTCTGGATTCTTAAAATACATTAGGGTTATGCTAGTTATGAGTGAGGTTACTTCCTTAGCAGGAACTGAAACACTAACAATGAAAGTTTATGCTGATCAAAACCTAACAAGCTTATTATATACCAGTAGCGTTGTGTCGATATCCGACATCGACTATGATCCATTACTACATTCATGGGTTGGATTCGTTAGGTTTGATTTTACCAATAAACCTATTAATAAAAATTACTTTTATTACCCAACTGTAACTATAGCTAACTTCACACCTGCTATGGATTTTTGGATAGGTCTAAATTACGACTGGCCAGATCCAGTTTACGATAATGGAAATACTCTTTTTTACGAGCAAGCGATTGCCATGCAAATATTCTTGGAGAGTTAATAGGTGACAAATAACTTTACATCTATTCAAAATAACCAATCATCAACTAAGTTTTTACTGGTTAGGCTTGAACCTGCTAGATGCTTAAATACTTATTTAACATTAGATTCAGGCAGTATTTACAAAACAACATTTAATTTTAATTTATCAAAAATAGAAGTTAATGGTACGCTTTATAGTAAAGTGGTAGGCACACCAACTTCCAACCAATACTCATTCGATGAGACTACTAGGGAATTAAAGATATTCCTGTCAGGAGCTCCGAGTTCAAGCGTTGTTGTAGTTGCCTACCATTATTTATTTTACACAGGATCACAATTTAGAGTTATAGGAGAAGATCCTGAAACTCCATTAACTAATTTAAGAGAGTGGGAACCTAAAATAGATAACCCACCAACTATTAGCCAGAGTATTCAAAATATTTTAAACGGCATACTTTCAATTTCAAGTTCGAGTTTATCAATCAAAAATAATGAAGAGTATTTCGAACAATATATTTCAGATAATGATTCATTCTATAATAAAAAAATACTCATTTGGCAGTGTTTAGATTCAACTGATAATATTAAAAAGATATTCTCAGGGAAAATTACATCATTAAGTGTAAGTGCTACACGTGTTGTCTTTAATATAAATGATGATTCAGCTTCACTTCAAACACCGTGTACGATGGGTGACTCATCTGAGTTATATTTCACTAATGATTACTTTACAAATATTGATCCCAATAAAGAAGGTCAACCGGTTAGGTTTATTTTTGGTACATCATCTAGATATAAAACCATTGCTGACTCACTAGCAACATTAACAACCGCTCAAAGACTTGATCCTGATTTTATGAATCAAGCTGTATGCACTAACTTTACGACTAGTATTTCAACGTCGAATAATCGTGAGTTTGGTTTATGTAGAACAGGAGCTAATGGATTCCAAACATTTGGGTTTACACCGAGTGCAGTAGATAACAGTGATCCAGCTTTCACTAAGCTAACTGGTAACGCCTCTCAGATTGAAAAAATAACCATTGGAGATACCTTTTCTACTAGTGGATCAGGAACATATTATGGAAGAGTTCTATACGTTGATCGTGTTAGCAATTATATTTATACTACTCCTATGTCTTCGTTTGTTTTAACTGATTCAGTTGTAACAAACAACTGCCCATCAATAGTTATAAAATATGCATCGGGTACTTACTATCCACTTTATGGTAGAGATTATACAGCGAGTGTTGTTACAACAAGTGGTGGTAATAAATTATTATCGATAACATTTGCTAATAACTTTGAAGCAACATTAGGTATGCCTACACTTAATCCACAATCAATGACGGTTACCTATAAAGTAAAACCACTTCACGCAGATCAACTGCATGGGTTTATATTAAAAGATTTGCTAGAGTCATCTGGATTAACTGTTAACTCAGCTAGCATAACTGCTATGAATACATTATTTGATGTGAACGGAGCATTTTCTGTTCCGTTTTTTGATGAGAGTGATTATAGTCCTTACTACAAATACATACAAGAATTACTACAATCAACATTAGGATACATATTTTTAAATAATTCATTTGAAATTCAGTATGGATTATTCACTACACCTTCGTCAACTTCTAGTATAACTGAAAGTGATATACTGGCAGGATCTTATAATTTAAATTTAGCTTATGAAGATATAGTTACAATGATTGTAGGATACAATCCGCACTTTTCATCAAGCGAATACATAGCTAGCTCAAGTGCAAGTGCTGAAAATAATATTTCAAGTTATCTACATGGAGTAAATAAAACTACAAGATTCAGACATTTACTCGAAGATTTCACTGGTAAAATTACCGACCATATTAATTTAAGAAGTGAAAGATTTATTGAATATAATTTTATAACAAAACAATTAAATTATTTAAGTAATATTGGCGACGACTATCTATTAAGTGGATTAGGGTTACCAAATCAAGAGACAAGTAAATCAGTAAAAATATTATCAATTAATAAAAGTACAAATCAAACTAGTGTTAGAGCTAGTGATTTGCTTAATATTTAAAAGGAATCATATGGCAGGCATAACTAAAGTAGTTAAATTTTCAGAGGGTGTTTCAACTACTCAACCACTAACGACATTTATTTCTACAACTTCATACGCTCCATACGCTAATGACGCTGCGTTTGTAACTGCAAAAGGTAGTGCAGCTACCGATGGTGACTCATATTATAACACAACTTTAGATCTAGTTAGGGTTTACGCTAATGGATCATGGACAAGTTTAGTTGATGAATCAACCGCTCAAACTATTTCAGGAGTTAAAACATATTCAAGTGTAATCATTAGTTCAAACACCACTCAATCAACTGATAAAGATACAGGTGCGATTGTAACTGAAGGTGGAGTTGGTATTGAGAAGAATTTAAATGTAGGTGGCGATGTTGTAATTACAGGTGATTTAACCGTAAATGGAACAACTGCTACTATTAATACTGCTACATTAGATGTTGAAGATGCCAACATAACTGTTAATAAGGGCGGAAATCAGGCTACAGCGGACGCTAATAATGCTGGATTAAGGGTTAACATCACAGACGGAACTGATTGCCAATTAATGTTTGATTCAACTGCAACATCTAAATTTAAAATAGGTCAAGTAGGATCTGAGTCAGAAGTAGCAACACTTGGTTTATCTCAAGTCTTTACAAATAAAACATTTGACGATGCTAAAACAGAAAAACATATTACTACTCCTAGTAATCCTTCCGCTGGTTACGTTAAAACGTATGTTAAAAATGATAATAAGATTTATACATTATCAAGTACTGGAACTGAGAAAGCTATTGGTGGAACATCAGCGTGGGCAACTGCACTTGCTTACGGTGTAGATGATACGGTTATGCATACTGATCAAGAAATTTATAGATGTATTTCAGCTCATACATCAGGTACTTTTCTAACCGATCAAGCGTCTGGTTATTGGGTGAGACTAAGTGAAGTAGATCAAAAAAATATTAATTTAAATCCGGTAGCTGAATCTGGTACAACTGGATACACAACTTACGCGGACACAGGGGCTATCCCGACAGATATGACGGGAGGCAGTCCGAGCGTCACGTGGACAAGAAATACAACTCTACCATTAGGTGGAGTATCAGACTTTTTATTTACAAAAGATGCAGCAAACAGACAAGGCGAAGGAGTTGCTTTAGTGGCGACAATGCCTAAAAGCTTATTCGCTAAAAATGTACAGATATCTTTCGATTATACAGTAGCAAGTGGAACTTACGCTGATGGGGATTTAATTGTCTATTGTTACGATGTAACAAACTCAAAACTACTTGAACCAGTTAATATTTCAAT